TCAGACGACCTTCACAACGATATCCGCGTAATACGGCTGGCCATCCACATAAAAGCTCGTCCGCAGCGTGTCAAAGCCGTCGATCTGTGTGCGGTTCTTCCGGTCTCCCCGACTCTCCACCCATACACTGTTGTCAAAAGCCTTCTCCAGATTGTCTACCAGAACCAGCCGCTCCAGCGGGAGCCGCTGGTTCTTTTCCGTATACAACATCTTGCCAAGACTCTCACGGGTGACCTTTGCATAGTAAGTTTCTCCATCCTTGGTCACATTAGAGGCAACCAGATATGCTGGTTTGTTCGGTCCGATACCAAGACGCCCTCCCGCTGGTACTGGCTGCGGTACTGCCGGTACAGCGGGTCGCTCTCCGGGTCATAGGAAAACGCAGTCCAAGGATGCGCCTGTTTTTATACCCTGGTATATTGATAATTGGGGCATTTTGTGATATATTTTATTTTAAGGCGCATCTGATGAGACACCGCTGGGAATACGGTTTTAACCGCGCCCCGCACCGTCCAAGGATGCGTCTGTTTTTATGCCCCAGTTGTAGATCTGGCTTCCCGCGCTCCACCGCCTCGTCGGAGCAAACTGCGCTCCGCTCACCCCCGCCTGCGGCGAGGTCTCGCCACGCTCCGTTGCTCCTCCTCTTTCCCACGGCACCCGCTGCGCTGGGCTGCCGCGGGAGCCCTGTTTTCGGTCGCTCCGGTGTCGGCGGCGGGGGGCAGGATCGCTCCCCCCCGCCGTACTCTTTTTCACGCCACGCCGCGGTTGCTTGACAGCACATCACGCCTATGGTATACTTCCATCAAGAGTTGTTCTCTCTTCACTTGCGCCGGGTGCTCGGACCCGGGTCGGCATTTGAAGTTGGGGACAGCTCTATATTATTGATCCTGTGGGTCCTGTAGTTGTTCTGATTCGGGAACACTTCTACATCAAAGGAAACAATATACGGTCTTCCGCTGATTTCCGTCTCGGTTTCAAAGTAGTCAAACCTCAACGTCAACTTCTGCTTTGTATGGTGCTGCACATACTCGCCGCTGCCTACATATTCCGCATTCCGGACTACCTCTGGCAGCATCTCCAGCAAGCCGTTGATGTACTCGCTGGCCTCCGCCATGGAGGTGCCGCCGCTGCCGCGGTAGTCGGGACTGGACATCTTCTCCGCACGTTTGGCCAGCGCCGCCTCCGCCGCTTCACGGTCGCCCCGCAGGGCGGCGTCAATGGCATCCTGATAGTAGTCCGTACCGGCATAGCTTGACTTCAGGCTGCATTTGGAATATACTATTATTCGAAAGTGTTAGCCTGCTGCCCGTTGCGGACGTTTGGCTGGAGAGACATACGCGTCTCATCAGCTGTAGTAGGAGACACTTTCTTTTTTATGTACATAGTGTCAGTAGTCAGCGCTTTTCTTCCCTCTGTAACCGCCTGCGCAGTGATATACAGATTACCGATCTGCTTTTCAAATAATAAAGTTGGTCTTCCGTACACATCAGTCTGGTTGGAAAAAGTCACTCTGTCTGGCGAAGACAAAACCTTTGGTAAGTTGGCCACAGTTTCCGGCGATTTGGAATATCTCCATCAGTACAACGGCCGACGCCTGACATTTTGCCAGACGTCGGCCTTCTTATGATTTTCCTGCGCTATTTCTAACAAGCGTCAATCCATCTTTTCATACCGGATTCCGTTGTCTCCAGGGTATGGCTTGGTGTGTTCCGCTCTCCGGAACAGGATATCCTTCGGGATTCCCTGCGGGAACGCCAGACAGGTCGTCGCCCCCTTTTGTCTGTGCTTACACGTATTGCATAGGACTTTTGCAGACTTGGGCGGATGATCACGGTTTTCTGCTATAATCCCTTGAAAAAGCACCCTCAGTTCCTCGTCAGTCATCGACTACCTCCTGCATGTAAATAGTGGGAGCACCATCCTCCGCCATCTCCACCTTTGTAATTAAAAACAGCGAATTTCGCGGATACAGGATTTCCCGCTCCATATTGTTGCCGTATCCTGCCACATTTCTACCGGAGCCGGAGATCTCTATATGGACTCTGTACTTGCCAGCAACCGGATATCCTTCCTTATCCGAGGACGTAGATGTATATGCCTCATAAAATACATATTGTCCTTCTGCATGTTCATCTAAGAATGCATGGTAGGCTTCTTCTCCACCAAAGTCATCAAAGGCAATATTACGGTATACCCTTCCCGTGTAACGAGGAAGCTTATTCAGCGCACTATCCATGCCAATGATAACGCTTCTTTGATAGTCATTCAAATCAAGGCTTTCACGAAGCTTGGCATTGATCTTATAACTCTCACTGCTTTTATAAGCAACGAGAGAACCCTCTTCCTGCTTTGTCAACCCATATGTATTTTCTGTAGAATTATTCGTATCCTCGTATTCAGTATAATCCTGTTTCCAGACATTTTCAACGGCCTTTCTATCTGGCACCGAGGTGGGTTTTTGCCTCGTCCCCACGTCCACCGCGCCGCCGAGGGTGCCGAGGGCGGCGCCAACAGCGGAATCATACAGGGTGTCGTAAAGCCACTGGTCATCGTAAACGGCATCGGAGTCGTAAGTAAACCGCTTCAGCAAGGGGTCTACAACCCCTTCGGCAAATTCCTCCTCTTTCCCACGGCACCCGCTGCGCTGGGCTGCCGCGGGAGCCCTGTTTTCGGTCGCTCCGGTGTCGGCGGCGGGGACAGGATTGACAGCAAGCCACAGCTGTAGTATACTTTAATTATAGACCTGGTCCGTCTGAGGATGCCGCGGGTTAAGGACCCGCCAAGCTACCCTCAGGTTGGATCAGGTCTATATTGATGATTTGATGCGTTCGATAATTGTTTGTATACGGCAAAACCTCCACATCGAACCTTACAATCCAGTCCTCTCTACTCCGTTCTTTTCCAGTCTGGTCATCCACACGAACGATTTGCACAGGCGTTTCAAAATAGTCATAACGAGTAACGGGGCGCACTTTCCCGGAATGCTGCACATACTCGCCGCTGCCTACATATTCCGCATTCCGAACTACCTCTGGCAGCATGTCCAGCAGAGCCAGCTTTTCCTCGCTGAGATTTCTATCACTGATGACCTTACCCGGCACATTGTTGCCGATCTCCACCAAATGGCGTATGTTCTTGCCTTATTCCGACCGTCGGTATATAATGAAACCGCAAAGAAAAAGGGGGTATCCGGATGTATCATTACGTTTCCCTTCTGTTCGTCCTTCTGTGGACAGTCACCCGCTATGGTGCCGGCCCCATACTACTGGCCAACAAAAAGAAAAAGCCTGTCTGCCGGTGGAAGCTGGCCACCTTCTGCACCCTTTATACTTTTTTCGCTTGGCTGGCACAGACGCTTTTTCTTTCTTACTACTCCAACGGTCGTGATATCGCCAACCCCACCGCTGCCATCGTATGGGGGCTAATTTTTCATGCCCATGCACGACGAGTTCTCCGCAAGCGCGGCCTGTATGAGCCGCCCCGGCAGCTTCCTTTGTAATACGTTTTTTGTCACAGCGGGAGCGATTGCTCCCGCTGTGACTTTTTAATCCCATAGAATTTTCATAAGTCCGTTCAAGGCACGATCCAAGACGGAATCACTCGGCTGATCTATCCGTCTTTTCTGATACATCTCATAAACAATCTCCGCCAGTGTGGAAAGCACCCCCGGAACCTCGTCACTGGTTCCCACCGCTTCTTTGTAGAGTCCTTGCCCGGCAGAGCGCGCCATATGGCTTCTCCAACCGGCTACATCCTCAGGCGGATCATCCTCCATAGCATCCCGATAACCCTCACCGGCAGTCCCAGCCGCAGAGAACCAATACCACGGGTCTGAAGCAAGGTTCTCTGCCACTGTCCGGATACTGGCTACGGTGCCCGGAAGCTCATGGAATGCCGCCTTTGCCAGCTCCGGAACAGCAGCACCTTCGCCTGTATATGCAGTGTACAGGACCTGCGGAACAAGGGACACAGATTTTTCCACCAGCTTGTCAAAAAATTCCGCTCCCTTTCCACCGGCTGCGATGTTGTCAGCATAGTAGTCCTCATAGGTGGCGTATTCCGCCTCCGGGTTATGTTGACAGCGCACACACCTTTTGATATACTATATTTGTAGACACCGTATCTCTGAGGAGTATCTTGTGCGCACGTCGTTCAAGTGTAGGAGTGCGTGTGTCTACTTTTTTGTAATTTTCACCATTTCCGGCTCCAAGCAGTAGTTGCACCTCGCCGAATTGACACTCCACCTTTTTTGTGCTATATTTTATTTATAAGCAGATGCAGAGTCCCCGCCATGTGCGGTAAGCGCACGACGTTTACCTGAACGGGACGATGTTTCTGCTTTTTTCACGCTTACAATCTCTTCCGGCGTGAAATAATAGAGCACATTGTCCGTTTCTTTCCCCGGCGCTTCCCGTACCAGACGTACACGCATATCCACCACATACGGCTCATTGTCGATATACACGGTAGTCATCAGGTGGTCAATTCCTTGAATCTGCTGTCTCCGTTTCCGGTCTCCTTCTCCACTTTTCCAGACACCATTATTGGCAATACGTTCCAGATTGTCCAGCACTAAAAGGCTTTCCACCGGAACGGCTGAATGGTCTGCTGGCGAAAGCATTTTATTCAGTGATGACTTGGTCACCTTCAGCACATATTCCTCTCCGTTTCGCGTTACATTGCTGGCCGGGATATATGCGGCAGAGTTTTGATCCAATTGCAACCGCTGCCGCGCACGACGAATCGCATCGGTGCGCAGCGCATTTCCTGCATCCGGCAGTTTCCCGTTGCTGTCCGCATACTTCTCCCGGTTCATGCTGATGATGGGAACCGTAGGATACTCCACATTCTGCGGGCGCGTTTCTCTGTACTCACCCATCCCTGCCGGGGTGGTTTTTTTCTGTCCGCTTTCCCTATCCACCCCCACATCCACCGCGCCGCCAAGGGTGCCGAGGGCGGCGCCCACCGCGGAATCGTACAAGGTGTCGTAAAGCCACTGGTCATCGTAAACGGCATCGGGGGCGTAAGTAAACCGCTTCAGCAAGGGGTCTGCGACCCCCTCCGCAAACTCCTCCGCGCCCTCGCTGACGGCGGAAAGGGCCAGTTTTCCCAGCGTGCTGAGGGAAGCGTCATCCAGCCAGCCGCTGCCGTAGGCGTTTTTGAACAAACCTGTGTTGCCCAGCCTTTCCGCAAGCGCGGAGGTAACTGCGCTGCCGAGGCCGTAGGCCGTCTGCTCTCCAAGGCTTGCGCCGCTCTGTCTGGCTTCCCGCGCTCCGCTGCCTCGTCGGAGCAAACTGCGCTCCGCTCACCCCCGACTGCGGCGAGGTCTCGCCACGCTCCGTTGCTCCTCCTCTTTCCCACGGCACCCGCTGCGCTGGGCTGCCGCGGGAGCCCTGTTTTCGGTCGCTCCGGTGTCGGCGGCGAGGGCAGGATTGACAGCAAGCCATATCTGTAGTATATTTTATTTATGGACTTGATCTGCCTGAGGAAGCCGTGGGCGCTGGACCCACCAAGCTGGCCTCTGGCTGTATCAGGTCCATATTTACAATTTGGTGTGTTCGGTAATTATTTGTACCCGGTAATACCTCCACATCGAATTTAGCGATATATGACCCTCTATCAACATCCACAGGTGTTTCAAAATAATCATATCGGATAACAGGGCGCACTTTCCCGGAATGCTGCACATACTCGCCGCTGCCTACATATTCCGCATTCCGGACGATCTCCGGTAACACATCCAATACAGCCAGCTTTTCCTCGCTGAGATTTCTATCACTGATGACCTTACCCGGCACATTGTTGCCGATTTCCACCAGATAGGGATTTCCCTCAAAGGTCATACCAGAAACGGGAACACCAGAGGAACGCTTAAATGTCCGCAAAGAGAACTCTTTCAGAAGTGATTTGAAATTTCTCCCTTCATTTGCCTGTTCTTCCTGCTGTGCCATCCGGATGTTGTTTCTTGCTTTTTCCATCGATGCGTCGGGCACCACCGGCACAACACTGCTTTTCTGCGTCTGCACGGGAGTTTCTCCGGTATACGGTCTCCGAATCGTAGTGACCCTGCCAACACGCACAGGCTTCTGCTCCGTCTCCGGTTTGGGGACGGGGTTTTCTTGTTTGGCCAAGCTTTGCGTGTCGCTTTCCCTATCCATCCCCGCATCCGCTGCGCCGCCGAGGGTGCCGAGGGCGGCGCCAACAGCGGAATCGTACAGGGTATCGTAAAGCCACTGGTCATCATAAACGGCATCGGGGGCGTAAGTAAACCGCTTCAGCAAGGGGTCTACAACCCCCTCGGCAAATTCCTCCGCGCCCTCGCTGACGGTGGAAAGCGCCAGCCTGCCCAGCGTGCTGAGGGATGCGTCATCCAGCCAGCCGCTGCCGTAGGCGTTTTTGAACAAACCTGTGTTCCCCAGCCTTTCCGCAAGCGCGGAGGTAACTGCGCTGCCGAGACCGTAGGCCGTCTGCTCTCCAAGGCTTGCGCCGCTCTGTCTGGCTTCCCGCGCTCCACCGCCAAAGCCGCGTACGCCCGTCAGGGCAAGGCCGGAGCCGGGCAGGAGTGTGTTCATTGCCGTATCCCCCAGCAGGTTCAGCCCGGCAATCCCGGTGTCCACGGCGAACTCGCCCAGTCCACCCAGCCCTGCCTTGGCGGACCGGGCAAACCGCTGGCTGTCTTCCGCCGCGGTATCTGCAAAGGAAAAGTCCGCGTCGCCGCCTAACAGCTCCCACAGGGTGCTGACGGTATTCGCCACACCGCCCACCGTGCCTGCGGCAGATGCGCCCACTATGTCCCCCACGCGGTCAGCGATGGTCTGCTTGCCCTCCTGCGCCCGCAGACGCTTCATTTCGCTGTCGGCAGCATTGACGCCGTCCATATCCATGTCCACCTGTGCCTGCCGTTTCCGCTCTTCCAGACGTTTCATTTGGCTGTCGTAGCTGTCAGCGTTGTAGGAATATCCGGTGTCGGCGGCGGGGGCAGGATCACTCCCCCCGCCGTACTCTTTTTCACGCCACGCCGCAAACGAGATCTTCGGCTCCCTGAACAGCTCTGTGGAACGGTCTTTTTCCTTCCATTCTCCAAAAGTCATGCGCCCGCCTCCGTCAGATACCGCAGGTAATCGCTGACGTAGTCCTCATAGGTGGCGTATTCCGCCTCCGGGCCAACACCGGCGGCACGGCTCTCCTTCCATTCCGACTTGCTCTTCATGGCCGATGCCGCCGCCTCCGGGATCTCCGCAGCCTCCGAAATCTCCAGCAGACTGTCGATGTACTCGCTGGCCTCCGCCATGGAGGTGCCGCCGCCGGTGCCGCGGTAGTCGGGACTGGACATCTTCTCCGCACGTTTGGCCAGCGCCGCCTCCGCCGCTTCACGGTCGCCCCGCAGGGCAGCGTCAATGGCATCCTGATAGTAGTCCGTACCGGCGTAGCGGTCCGCGGCAGGCGCGGTGACGGCAGGCTCCGTCTGGGTCTGGCTGCCGCCTGTGCTCTGGCTGCCGCCCTTGTTCTGGCTCTTGCTCAGCAGCAGCTCCTGCAGCCACCGGTTATCCGACGCGGTATCCCGGGCCTGCTCATAGTCGAATTCCTGCTGCCACTGCTGACGATCCAGCGCGTCCTGAGCGGCCTGATAGTCCATCTGCTCCCGCCACTTCTCATACGCCAGCGCATCCTGCGCCTTCTCGTAGTCGAAGTTCTCACGCCACTGACGGTCTGCCGCCTCGTCCCGCGCCTGTTCATAGTCGAAGCTCTCCCGCCACTTGCTGTCCGCCACGCTGTCCCGGTACTGCTGATATGCCGCCTCCAGCTCCGCGTACCAGTCCGTCAGTGCGTCCTGATAGCGGTCGTAATCCTCCGCCTCCTGCGACTGCAGCAGCTTCAGATTGCTGACGTCCTCATCGTAGTCCGCCCGGTACATCTGATAAGCCAGCTCCGCCAGCTCCGGCAGCACATCCATCAGCTTGGCGTTGTAGTAATCCCCCGCCTGCTGGGCGGCGGTGACGGCGTAGCTGTTCATGCCACCGGCCATGGCCGCTGCCGCCGCCAGTGTATCCTCCACGGCACGGCTGCCCTCCCGCTGGTACTGGCTGCGGTACTGCCGGTACAGGGGATCGCTCTCCGGGTCATAGGAAAACGCGGGACGGTTTTCCAGATCGGTCAGCAGGCCGTCGATCCGGTCTGCGTAGCTGCTCTGATAGGTGGGCTTCGCCGCCTGATACGCCGAATCGTCAAAGCGCAGGGGCTTCACCTCCGTTTCCGCGGCGGGCGGCTCCGCCAGCTTCAGCAGCTCCTCCTCATCCTTGTTCTTATAAAGATTTTTCACTGTCATCTTCTTTCCTCCTTACCACTGGCCGCCGTCTACGCTGACGGCGGCATTTCCTGTGATGACCAGCTGTCCGTCGCTGGTCAGATACAGCATCTGCGCGCCGTCCTTCCCCCGCAGGGCGAATCGGAACACGCCGTCTGCCGTTCCGGCGGTAAAGGACTCGCCGCCGCTGCCGGTGAGGGCGATGCTGTTGCCGGTGAAGCTGGCGCCGCCGTCGGAGGATCGGATGTCGGTTTTGTCCGTTTCGATCTCCGTGATGTTGCTGCTGTCCAGATTCATCAGGGTGTATTCCAGCTGCTCCTGCAGGTAGCGGATATGGGCCGCCATGCGGCGCAGTGCGTCAGACGGCTCGCTCCGTTCCACGCTGCCCAGCTGCGTTGTAAAGATCGGCATTACACATCACTCCCCACGGTAAATTCCCGCACCAGCGTCCGCAGCACACAGCCGCCCTGTCCGGTGAGCCGCAGCTCCACGCTGTCGCACCGGGCGGGCAGCACCGGGATGGACACCGTCCGTGCCCGGCCGCCGGAAACGGTCTGGATGGTCTCCCATGCCTGCTCTCCGTTCCGGCGCAGCTCCGCCTGCAGCCATGCGCCCTCCTCCAGCTCCAGCCGCAGCAGGAACCGGGAATAGCCCTTCCGGTTGAGGATGGTCTCGGAGAAGGGGCAGAAGGTGACGCTCCAGTGAAGCTGGGAGCGATCCTGCCCCGCAGCGGTGCGCCAGAGGGTACCGTCCTCCGCCAACAGGTATACCTGTCCTTCGTAGCGGGTCATGTCCACACAGTGGAGGCCGTCCTCCCGGAGCCAGATGCCCCGCAGCACATCGTAGGTCAGCAGATGCCAGCCGTCCTCCCCCTGCATGGAGATGTAATAGCGGCTGTTGTCGCTGGCGGCGCAGGCGTGGGAGAACCGCCGCGGTCCAAAGCTGCCGCTGACCGGCTCCGGCACGCCGCCGGTATAGGCGTACACCCCGTCCACGCCCTTGTAGAACAGCGTTTCGTTGATCACGCACATGCTCCGGTGACTGCCCGCCTGCACGCCGCACACCTGCGCCGTGATCAGCTGGAAGTTGCTGGGCTTGGAGCCGTAGAGCTTGTGGAGGGTGTTCTCCTTGAAGAAGCAGATGTGGCCGGAGTAGGGGATGCAGCCGGTGAAGTCACCCTCGCTGGCCACGTCGATGTGGTAGCTGTCGCCGGAGAGTCCGTCAAACACCTGAAAATTGAAGGGGTCGCCGTACCGGCTTCCATAGATGGTACTGCCGTGGGTGCCCCAGAGGCGGTAATTGCTCTCGCAGATGAAGTCCAGCTCCGGCACCTGACGGCGGAGCGTCACCTGCCGCTCCGTACCGGCGGTAAAGGTGTTTTCGTAGAAGCGCAGCGTGCCGTCCTCCACCTCCCGGAGGATGACGGTCTTGTTGTTTTCGGCGGCGGCGCAGCCGCTGACGGTGACGGCGTCCCCCGTCCGGAAGGGGAACGCCGTCCCCTCCGCCGTGATGGAGGCGTCGGTAAACACGGCCTCCGGCAGCACGATCTCCGCCTCCATGCTGCCGAACTGGCCGGTGGCCGCGTTGTAATACGCCTTGTCCGGGAAGATTACCACGTAGTCGCCGATGACGGCGGTCTGCTTGTCCCCCGCCGTCACATGCCCCACCACGACGCCGTTGTGAACCACCTCCGTGCCGTGGATCACCACCAGTCCGTCCTTGGTGACCAGCGCGGAGGGCTGGGGATAGGCGCCCGCCGCCTCACGGGGCGGGCGCTGGGAAAGGCAGGGGAACTGCGCCGTAGAGAGGTTTTCGCAGTGGGAAAGCTCGCCCTCCGCCGCCTCGCTGCCCCATTGGATGCCCCGGAAGGCCACGGTATACTGCTTTGCCGTCTCGCTGCCCGGATTCAGAACAGGAAGCATCTCATCACCCCATCACCTTTCGGAATCTCTGCGCCGGTGTGCCGCTGCGGATGCGGATGCAGTGATCTTTCAGCTGCTCCAGCCGCTGGCGGAACATCAGCATGGTGTTGTTGTAGTTGCCGTACTCCCGGTTGTGGAAGTCGATCATGGCCATCACATAGAGGCTGTAAAGTTCATCGTAGGGATGTCCCACCCGCAGCGCACGGTCGGCGTCGGCAGGGATGTCATAGCTGAGCGGCTCCGGGTCGTGGAACACCTCGGCGCTGAGCATCCCCTCCAGCTGGTTGAGCCAGCGGTATTTGTCCTCATCGGTGTAGACGTTGGGCTTCACCCCGTCCACGTACTCGATGACGCTGTTCATGGTCATCGTCCTCACCTTCCTTCTCAATTCTTCCAGCGGCTGCGCTTTTCCCGCACATCGATGTGGGTGAAGGTGGGGTAGATGCCGATGCCGCCGGAATCCGGCAGCAGCGTCTCCGCAAAGGCCGCCACCGCCGCCGGGGCGACGCCCTTCACCTGAATGTCCGCCGCCGTGCCGTAGAGATGCTGACTGTAGGCCGCACCGTCCACCTTCTTATTGTAGCCGGGGGTGCGGTAACCGCTGCACACCGTCACCGGCTGCTGGAAATGGCTGCGGATGGCCTGCAGCACCTCCGTCAGCGCCGGGGAGATGAAAATGGGATCGGAGCCGTCCCGGCAGGCGAACTCCCGCACCTTGAAATTGGCGGTGAGCTGCTTTGCGCCGTCCCGGACGCGGCTGTAAGGGCAAATCATCACATTCATTCCCCACCCGTCCTTTCGTGGACAATGGCCTCTCCGGCGGCGTCCACCGCCTCCCTGCTGATGTCCAGAATTTGGGTCAGCCACTTGGGATGGGGCGCACCCATGGAAACGGCGTGCTCGGCAAGGCTGCCCAACTCACCGATGACATACCAGACGATGACCATGGGGCCCATGAGCACCGAGTAGGTAAAGGGCAGGGTCACGCCGGGGATATGCCCCAGCAGCGAGCCGATGAGCCAGTCCGCCATCAGCGCCACGCATACGATGATCACCATGCCGCCCTTGTGCCACGCGCCCTCCCGGAGCTTGGCGCTGCTCCACTTTCCGGCGTGAGCGGCCGCAGCGCTGCCCAGCAGCCAGTCGGCGAACATCAGGCCGATCCATGCCACCACCAGCCAGCCGAACCAACCCCACAGAGCCGTCAGGCAGGCGATGACACCGGTGACGGTGCGCCTGATGTTCAGAATCAGATTGTTCTCCATTGTTATTCCTCCTTACTCCGTCACCGCGGCAGCCGTCAGCGTGCCGTCATCGGAAACGGTAAATCTGTATCGTGTGCCGTTGGGACTGGTGAGCTCAATGCCTCCTGCAAACCACGCGTTGCCGTCCCAGTCCAGGGTGTGGGCGTTGGAACGGGTGATATTGTCTCCGTTGCCCACGATGTGGGCGTACTTGCCGGAGGAATCCAGAACATTGTACTTGCCCTGCACGTGCTGGTAATCGCTCCTTGCACTGGTTCCGTAACCCTCCGCATGAGAATAGTTGCGTGCAGATGTATACTCGCCCTCTGTGTGGGCGCACCTGCCGTTTGCGGTTGTGTAATATCCCTCCGCATGCGAATAGACGGCTTCTGCGTGCGTACCCTGACCCTCTGCGTGGGACGCTTCGGCGTTGGCGGCACAGGCATACCCCTCCGCGTGAGCCGCCTGACCGCGGGCGACGGAATTGAGGCCCTCCGCATGGGAGTAGTCGCCATCAGCGGCTGTACCGGAGCCCTCTACGTGGGAAGCCTCGCCGGTGCCGCTTTTGCCAGACAGTTTCTTAGCGTTGGGATCGTCCTGCCCCGTGCCGCCAACATACACATCCCCTGCAAACCATGCGTTGCCATCCCAGTCCAGGGTATGGGCGTTGGAGAGGATGAGATTATTTACAAATGTACCATTGCCGACGATGTGGGCATACTTCCCTTCGGTGTCCTCGATGCTGTAGCGACCCTGAACGTGCTGATATTCGCCTGCAGCAATGGTCCGGTATCCCTCAGAATGGGAATAGTCCCCGCTGGCAGTGCTGTTGCCCTCCGCATGGGACGCATAACCACTAGCTGTTGTGTCATACCCCTCAGAATGGGAAGCCTCGCCGCTGGCCTCAGTGGCAAATCCCTCCGCATGTGACGACTTGCCCGTGGCTTTTGATCTACGTCCCTCTGCGTGGGAGTCGTCCCCGCTGGCGCTGGTTTCGCTACCCTCCGCGTGGGAGCAGGACCCGCTGGCCATTGTGTTGCAGCCCTGTGCGAAGGCGAATATGCCGATGGTGTATTCGTCATCCTCTGTCCGTGGCTTGCCTGTGACAATAGAGCCGTTTGCGCTGCCGTCTTTGATGTTCAGCACCATATTGGCAAAAACGGCGCTGAGGTCCAGACAACGGCCGTCCAGCTTGCGGAACGCCTCAACGCCCTGCCAGATGGCCAGCGTCAGCTCCTCGCTGCCGTCCAGCGGAACGATTTGAAGCTGACCACCTGCTGCGAAGCCCCAGAACGGAACACCCGCTGCAGGCAAAGACGGATCAAACGCGGCAAGGTTGCCGAATCCGACCACACCAGCCTCCAGTGCGCTCAGATCGACTGCCGTGCAGAGATACTCCGCGCCATTCCAGCCGATGGTATACACCTTACCCACAGTGAGTACCGGCGCACCTTCGCTGATGGAGAACATGCCTGCGGAAATTGTCAGCTGACGCTCCTCCAGCAGCGGTGTCCTTTCATGCTCGATGATGTACGGCACACCGTCAGGCAGGTACTTGGGGTGGAGGGGATGAACAGCCGTGCCGCCCTGATAGATGGCGATGGTCACGGAAGCCGACTCCGCAAGATCGATGGCCATGATGTTTCCGAGGTTCGGCATAACCAGCATGGCAAAGGGTTCTCCGGTATCCGTACCGCCCACAACGGCGAAGTTGCCCAGAGCAACGTCAGCTTCATCCGTGGTAAAGCCCTCCGGCGCGGGCATGCCGACACATTGGTAAAACGCACCGTTATAGACCACCGTGTAGGTTTCGCCGATGAGCAATGCAGGCGCTGCTGTGATCTGCCATACCTGTCCGAAGGTGGGGTCGGTCGTCCCTGTGGCCTCCGTCTCCGGCAGCAGCTCCACCAGACCGGGTTCTTCATAGAACGGCTTGTCCGTCAGGTCGTTCCAGCTGGACACGCCGCCTCCGCCAGTGCCCACCTCAATCTCGACATTGCCGCTTGCGTCCGGTGCTTTTCCGTTGACGGTTTTGACGCCGCCGCAGTCGGCGCTGCCGCCGGTTCCCGGCTCCACTTCCTCCTTCACGGTGTTGATGATCTCCTGCATGGGCAGGAAATCGGTTGGCAGCAGGTTGTACTTGAAAACAGCGTCTTTGATCACACTGAGGGTGATTGTCTCGGCTGTGCTGGTCTTCTTGTGGATGTTGATGTAATCCGTGCCGGAGTACCACTGGATGCAGAAGGGCTCATCGTTACCCAGAGACTCTCCCACCAGATCACCATTGCCGATATACACGCCGCCGTCGCCGGAGTGACCCATGCAGGTATACTCCGTGCCGCTCCAGTCCACGATGTAGTTAAGACCGGTCATCAGCGACTCAGCGAAGTTCTGAATCACAGTGAAAGAAGTCGTGAAGGAGAGGCGGGTTTCCGGCACCACCTCATCGCCGCCGGACAGAACGGATTTTGTGGCCTGCCACTCTGTCTGGCGCACCAGTTCGTCATAGGCATCCTGTGCCATTTCCGCACGGTCAGCCGCCGTCCAATAGTCCGTCCCCTTGACGGGGGTGTAGCCGTCTGCGCCGGGTTCGCCCTTGTCGCCCTTGGCACCGGCATCACCCTTGTCGCCTTTCTCGCCGGGGTCGCCTTTCTCGCCACGGGAAGGAAAGCCTGTGTCCACGCCGCCGATGAGCCAGTTTCCGCCCGCTTCCAGCAGCCACGGTGTCTCGCCGTCCTGACCTTTTGCGCGAACTCCCGTGTCCACGCCGCCGACCCACCAGTTGTTGTTGATAATTTGAGGCGTCAGACCGCTGTCGCCCTTCTCACCCTTCGCTGTAACTCCGGTGTCCACAAACGCGCCTTGGGCGCTGTCCCACTCGTGCCATTTGCCGTCGAAACTGATATACGGTGACTTTCCATCGTCGCCCTTCTCACCGGTATCGCCCTTCTCGCCTTTGTCGCCTTTTGCACCGTCTGCGCCGGGATCGCCTTTCTCACCCCTCTCACCCTTTTCTCCGGGTTCACCGGGGTCGCCCTTGTCACCCTTTGCGCCGTCGATGCCGTCCCGACCGTCCGCACCGGCGGGGCCGGTGGCTGCCACGCCGCTGTCCACAAAGGTTCCCGCGGTGCTGTCCCACTCAAACCAGTGGCCGTTTCCCCCGATGTAGGAGGTCTTGCCCACCGCCGCCACCGCTGCGCTCCGGGCATCCTCCGCCAGCTGCTGCGACGCTGCGGCTGTTCTGGCACTGGCTGCGGCTGCTCTGGCACTGATTTCGGCGTTCCGCTCACTGTCGGCAGCCGCACCGGCGCTGACCACAGCCAGTCCGGAGGCCGCAATGCCTTCCTGCAGCTTCTCCACCATGGCGTCCACCTGCCCCTGCAGCTGCTCTGCCTGTGTGGGCGTGGGGTCTGCGGATTCGACCGCCTCCGGCGCGTCAAAGGCGGGCAGCACCTTCAGCCGATCCTCCACGCTCCGCCTGCGGACGCCGTCGGCCATGCCGTCCACGATGTAACTGAGCTTCCCCGCCTCGGTCATGGCCTCCGGAGGAATGGGACACAGGTATACCCGGGTGCTTTTGGTGATGTCCTCCAGCAGATCTGCTGTGAGAATCCGCTTCACCGGATTTTCCCCCAGGGCGTTCCGGAAGGTGACGGTCTTGGCAAAGCCGTCCCAGCCGGGGTCGAACTCCATCCGCAGCACGGCGGCGTTGCCCTCGTGCTGCACACCGGCAGTCTGACTGTCCCGCGTCAGATGGCTGCCGTTGATTTTGATTTCAATGATTTTATCCATTTGTCACCTCAATTCATGATGCCCGCCGCCTTCAGCCCGGCAATGAGGCTGTTGTAAGCCGCCGTGACGGCGGCAAGGTCGGCATTGTCCGGCAGCGCCGACAAGGCCGCCATGGGAGAAGCTGTCAGCTTCTCCTGCTGCAGCTTCGTAATGGTCTCCCCCTGGGTCTGCTGCGCCACTTCCAGCTCTGTCAGGGTCTGGCCGTGGGCGGCAAGGGTGTTCCCCTGCTCCGTCAGGGTCTGGCTGTGAGCGGCAAGGGTGTTTCCCTGCTCCGTCAGGGTCTGGCCGTGGGCCGTCTGCCCCTCCTGCAGAGCGGCGATCTCCCCTGTGTGATCGGCGAGGATTTCTCCCATGGTGCTTACCCTTCCCGCCAGCGCGGTGACCACAGCCGCCGTTTTGCCGCCGATCTTCACGTTGCCCGACGGCGTGCCCACATACAGCGCCTCCTCGTCCCGGACATAGGCAGGCTCCCGGTCTGCCAGCTGCGGCATCCCGGCTCGGTTTCCCGCCCGCAGGCGAATGGAATCGTTCATTCCTCCGCTCCGGCGAACTCGGCGCTCTTGCGGCGGATCAGCAGGCCGGTCTCATAGTCCTGCTTGTCGCTGTTGTCCAGAATCTCGGCAAACTTGCGCTTGATCTTCACCTTCTCGCCCCGCTGGATGGCGATGGTCTCGCCGTTGCAGCCCACAAAGACGGGGTCTTTGTACTTGTCGTTGTCGCGGAAGAGCTTCACCTCCACCTCCTCGTTCATGTATGCCTCGTAAGCAGCGGCCTCCTCTGCGGTCATGCCCGCCACGCCGCCCTTGGCCTCCGCTGCGATGCGGGCGGCCTCGGCCCGGGCGTTTTCCACCAGCGCGGCGGCCTCGGCCTTTGCCTCCGCCAGCATGGCCTGCATCTGCTCGCGCAGGTTCTCCATGGTCATTTCCTGTTTCTTCTCTGCCATCATAATATCCTCCTTGTTTTATGGAGGGGCGGCTGTCCGCCCCTCCTGTTTGATTCAGTTGCCCACAGCGGGATTGAAGCTGCAGCCGGACTCGATGCGCACCATGAACTGCTCCACCAGACGCTCGGCGGCGCGGGTGGCCTTCCAGCCAATGGAAGCGCGCTGGTTGATGGGGTCGGAAGTACCGGCGCTGCCCAGCTGCTTGACGATGTGCTGCAGGCCGCCGCCCTCCAGCTCGGTGATGCCGTAGGCGTTGTCGCCCAGCACCAGCGTGGCGTAGACGGCCTGACCGTTGGCGCCTGCGCCTGCCCAGATCTTGGCCTCGGTGGTCTCCACGAAGCGGCAGCCTGCGATGCGGCCGATCTCACCCTCGTACCAGTCGGCAGGGTCGGCGTAGGTCTTGACGGACTCCCACATCTCATCGTGCATGAGATCGTAGGCCACATCGGGGTGGATGATGGCGATGTAGCTGCCGTCGATCTTCTCGGCGTTCTGGTTCTTCAGGACGCGGACGGCCTTCATGATGTCATCCACGGTGAGGGTGTGGGCGGCGGTGAGGGCGCTGCGACCGGAGACGCCGCCGGAGTAGATGACGTTGGTGCCGCCCACCAGCACCTCACGGGTGATGGTGTCCAGGGTGGCACCGGCCTGAGCGCCCAGCAGCTTGGTGGCCTGCATCAGATTGTTGTCCACAGCGGTGAGCAGCAGCACATCGCTGAGGGTCACGTAGCCGCCGTACTGCGCCACAGTGGCGGTGACGGTGCTGACGGTGAGGCTCTGGCCGTCGGGAGTGACACCCTCGGTGAGGGGGGTGGTCAGCTTGGGCAGGTGGCTGTACTTGCGGAACTCGATGGTCTTGCCGCCGCCCTCGGGAATGGGATGCTTCTGGCCGAACTGGTCGTGCACCAGACGGGGCACGGCGTTGTCCACCAGATAGTCGCTGTAGAACACACGCATCTCCTCGGAGAGGCCTGCGGTGGTCTGGGTGTTGGGCTCTGCAAACAGCTGCAGATCAAAACGGATGGTATGCATAGTGTTGTTCATCATGGTAATTTTCCCCTTTCAAATGTTGGTAAGGACTCAGAATCGGATCTTGTCCCCTCTCTGTACGCGGCGTGCGATCTCCCTCCGCTGGGCGGGGGTCAAAGAGCGCACATCGCTGCCTGTGACGGCGGCGCTCTGTGTGGAAATGCCGTTCTCTCTGGGACGGACGCTGCGGCTCTGGATGCGGGCGGCCATCTGCTCGCCTGCGGACTGTGCCGCCTGTCGGGCGGCGGCAGCCTTGATCTCCTCCATGTGGCGCAGCTCATAGGCCTGCTGCACACCCACACCGGAGCGCAGCAGCTGACGGAAATTGCCGTCTGCCAGCTCTGCCTGGAAGTCGAAGGCGGGGTACTGGTTTCTCACCGCACTGGCCTCCCGGAGCCAGCCGGTGAGCTGCTGTCCGGCCCTCTGGCGCTGACGCAGCTGCTGCAGCTGGCGGCTGTCCTGACGCAGCTTTTCAAACTGGCGGTACTGCTCCACGCTCATACCGGCCTTTTCCGCGGCGGCACGCCAGTAGCTCTCGTCCGCCTCCATGGCGGAGCGCAGACCGGCCATGTCGTCGGGCTGGACGTTGTAGCGCTGAGCCAGCAGCTCCAGAACGGGCTTTTGCGCCTTGAGACGGCTCTCCATGCCCTTGGCCTCCCGGAAACGCCGGTTGAAGGCGTTCTGGAACAGCTCGGTGTACTGCTCCTTGTACTCGCCCTCGATGAGGGCCCGGAAGGCCTTGCGCTTGTCCGCTGCGTCGCTGCTCTTTGCCTCCCCGGCGGCGGGAGGCTGGGCGGTTTCTGTGCCGCCCGGTGTCTGGGTCGCGCCCGTGGTGAGCCGGCGGCTGCTTCCGGCTCCTGCTGTGGTCTCAGCCCGGCCCGTCCCCGCTCCGGCAGCTGCTGCGCCGTCGCCAAACAGCTGCAGGTCAAAGGCAGGCCCGTGTTCTTCTTCGCCCTTCCGTTCGGGTGGTATATCGACTTCCACATGCTGTGGATAAGCCTTCGCGATCGCTTCATATCCGGCCAGCGCCATGTCAAAGGCAGCATGGGTCTCATCGCAGCCATGGCAGAGGAGCTCCAGCTCCCCCGACTGACCGCAGGCCTTCTTCACCGCCCTCAGTTCCCGCATATACGCCAGCAGGGCGTGGGTAACGGCGCTGACTCCCGCGCAGACGATGTCCTGCCCCCGGGGGGCGTAACCGGCATGGCCGGTGATGCGCAGGATGTGGTATTTTCCTTCATATGCATAGTAAATGTGAATCATGGTATTTCCTTCCTTTCCCTGATGGGTGATGCATACGCCCCGGCTCAGTGGGCGTCCATATCCACCCTGGCGCGCTTTGCCAGCTTCTCGCCGTAGGCGGTCATGGTGGCTTTTGCGGCATCGGTGGCGGCGCTGCCCATGGATTTCTTCGGCACAGCGGGGACGCGGGGCTTTCCGGTTTCCGATGCCAATGCTCCGCCGCCGGTAAGGCGGCTCAGGGCGGCGGTGAGGCGTTCCACCTGTTCGTACAGGGTCTTGCCCCGCTGGATGCTGCGCTTCACCTTCTCCTGTCCGTCAAAGTCCATCAGCTCCAGCGCCACGAGGCTCTGGTCTGCCAGCTCCGCCCGGAAGAAGCCCAGACGGTACAGCTCCTTGGCCAGCTCGTTCTGGGCCATTTTGGAGTAGGAACTGCGCTTCTGGGGCTTCACCACCACATCGAACACCGGCACGCGGGTGGCGGGCAGATAGCCGGGTTCCCGCTCCTGACCGGGCCATGCGGGAGGCAGCAGCTGTCCCCGGATGGCGCCGTTGCTGTAGCGTACGTAGCGGTAGCCGCCGGTATCGCCGGTGATGCGGAAGCAGCGCAGCTCATCGTAGAACTGACGGATCAGCTCGATGGCCAGATAGCACTCCTGCGTAAAGCTGCGGTAGCTGGCGCCGATCATGTCCCGGCTGGTCTTGTTGCCTGCCTCCTGCAGCGCGGCGATGGCTGCCGCCGCCGTAACGCCGCCGGAGCTGCTGCCCTGACTGACATCCCGGTTGCTGGAGGTCTCCTTCAGCTCGTTGATCTTCATCTGCAGGATGTTCAGCGCATTGCCTCCCACCGGCTGCACCTGCACCGGCACGATGTTGTTGGGGTCGCCGTTGTACTTCACCAGCGGACGGCTCCAGTCCAGAAACTCCTCGTCACTGATGCCCGCGCCCTCCTTCACCAGATAGCGCACCCGGGCGCTCATCATGGCGTTTTCCAGGATCACCTGCGAGAGCTTGTCGATGTAGAGCTGGGGGGACTTCATAATGGCGATGTAGCCGAAGCCCACCGGCGTGCCCTCCTCCGGGAACAGCACATCCAGCTCCACGGGATAGCGGCCGTGGGCGTAGAAGCCCATGGGGTACCGCTCCGGCTCATTTTCGCTGGCAAACAACACCTGATCTCCCACGAACTTGCAGTAGTGGAGGACGGTGCGGCCGGTGGCGGTGCGCTGCTTGTAGTACCAGTCCACCACCACGCTTTTGCCGCTGACATCCACGGCGTCATCGTAGATATACTGCTTCACATCGATGACCCGGCTTCCCAGCCTGCCCTGCAGCTGAGGGTATTCCCGCTCCAGCAGGTCGTTGTCCCGCAGCTCCACCACAAAGAGATTGCGGCTGGCCTGCAGATCGGTGATGCCCGGTTCCCAGAAGAGGTTCAGCATATCCATGAACCGCACATCCACATCGCCCATGCCCTGCTCCAGCTCCGGGTTCCAGAAGACGCCCTTGGCGGCCACGCCGTGCTTGAGCTTGTACCATGCCGCCCGGTCGTAGGTCTGCTCGTAGCCGCAGCGCTGGAAGATCACCGGCAGGATGCCGGAGAGGGTCTCGGCGTCGGCCTCGTCCCGCTCCTCCCGGGGCAGCACATTGGGTTCGGGATAGTTGTCCATCATGTCGGCGTGCTTGTTGGCAATGGAGTTGAACAGCCATGCCGACGTGGGCTCGGGTCTGGCCTCGTCGCCCCGTCCGGCGTCCGCGCCCCGGATCAGCTCCCAGTGGCGCAGGCGGTACCAGCGCTCCTCCTCCAGAATCCGGTTTTCAAAGGCCGCCTTCCCGGCCTTGTAGCGCCGCAGGGTCTCCGCGGCCTCCTCCAGCCGCTTCTCGCCCACAGGCAGCGTCTGCAGAGGGTTGATTTCGTTCATTCTCGGTTTCCTCCTCTTGCGGCAAATGCCGCGTTCAGTATTTTTTGTAGAATGCGTAGCGGTCGTGGGGCGCATCGCTGCTGAGGGGATCGAACACCTGCGGTGTGCGCTGCACCGTCCGCACCGGCTTCATGGGATTGGCCATACAGAGGTAACGCACCTCGTCCGCCACGTGATCCTCCTGCCGGGTGTCCACATCCTCCGGCTTCTGGGGATCGTAGGTGAGCAGCGGCATGGTGCGCAGAAAGGCACGGCAGCCGGAAAAGACGTACAGCATGGGGATGCCGTTGGCATCAAACTGCAGCCGGTAATGCACCTGCATCCACCCCGGCAGCCGCTGGTGGTCTCCCGGCTCGAAGTACACCCGATGCCGCTCCGCCGTCTCCGCGATGGATATGCCGTGGCTGGCGTCCCAGATGGCGGGGTCCGCCACTCCCTGGATTCGCCTGCCCCGCAGCCACGGATGCTCTGTTTCCAGCCGATGGATCTCCCGGAAGATCTCGTCCGGCGACCACCGGATGCCGGTGTCCGGCTGGTCCGGGACGCAGCCGTACAGCTCCAGAATGCGGTAGAGCCTCCCGTCGTGATCCACCGCCCACCAGCCGCAGGAGAAGGGCTTGGCGTAGCCGAAGTCGAAGCTGCGCCAGACCTCCCACCGCTCCGGAATGTCAAAGGGGGCGATGACATGCGTCCACAGCCGGTCTTCATAGTGGTCGGGGTCGTTGCGCAGCTCCTCAAACACCTGCCCCTCGTACACATCCCACTCACCGTGGAGGTGGGCACGGCGCTTGTGCTCCGGCAGCGCCTCCAGCATCCGGATGTAGTCGGGGTTGGCGTCCATCAGCACCCGGTTGTCATGTACCGTGGCCTGAATGAACACATAGTCCTCCGGCCGCTCCCCATCCCGGTACTGCCGGTCGATGAAGATGCGCTTGATGTAGGCGTGACCGGGGCCGCCGGGGTTCATGGTGTAGTACACCCGGGGCGTGAAGTCCGTCCGGACGGTGCGCAGGGCGGTGCAGATGAACTTCATCCACTCCTCCGGCAGACCGGTGGCCTCCTCGAAGATGATGAAGTCGAACTCCTGTCCCTGATACTGCAGCAGGTCGCCCTCGTTGTCGCAGTAGCCCATCATAAAGCGGCTGCCGTTGGGAAACCGGAAGGCCCGCTGGTCGCTGCTGTACTGTGCGTAGCCGTTCAGTTCGCTCATCAGGGGAAGGATGTGGTTGTTGCGCAGCTCCGGCATGGTGCGGCGGATGAGGATGCCCTTGAGGCCGGGGTAGCGCATGCACAGCATCACACCCTTGCGTCGGGCGGCCCAGCTTTTGCCGCCGCCCCGGGCGCCGCCGTAGCCGATGTGCTTTGCCCGTGCCCGAAAAAACCGCTGCTGCTTGGGGTTGGGCACCTCCTCACGGAGATGCCGGAAAATCAACGGCTCACTTATCCGCTCCATTCCTCCAGCACCCCCTCGTCGTCCTCACAAGCTCCGGATCTCTCGGTGCGGCGTACACGCCACACCTCCTTCCCTCCGCTGCTCGTCCTCTTCCCACCGCAAACGCTGCGCTGGTTTGCGGCGGGAGCCCTTCTTATCCGCTCCATTCCTCCAACACCCCCTCGTCGTCCTCACAAGCTCCGGATCTCTCGGTGCGGCGTACACGCCACACCTCCTTCCCTCCGCTGCTCGTCCTCTTCCCACCGCAAACGCTGCGCTGGTTTGCGGCGGGAGCCCTTCTT